TTTCAGTGCCATTGTCACACCTCCAATCACTCGCCCTTGTCCATGTTCATCAGCGCCGCCAGCACAGCGCTGATAATCACGCTCCCCGCGCTGATTGCCACCGTCCGCAGGCTGGCAATATCGGTCACGCCGCCGACCCAAGCCACCAGGTTGGCGGCAACAGCACCCGCTGCTGCCTGCAAGGCCGTGCGTCCTGCTCGATACAACCATTCTTTCATCGTTTTATCCTTCATGATGATTTTCCTTTCTATGTTCCAGGTCGTCAATCCGATGGTTGGCGACTTTCATTTTTTCTTCCAGGATGGGGACTCGGTCGGCAAACCCATTGTGGTGCCGGACTTCACGGGTCAGTTCCTCAATCTTGGTGTCCGTGACTGCCTGGGCAATCTCCAACTGCTGCTGTACCTTTTTGCCGCTGCTCCGGCTGGTGATGATGACGCCGATCAGCGACAGGCCGCCGGTGATCAGCGCTACGATGATACTTTCCATATGGTCTCCTTAGTTGATGGGATAGGCCAAGTTAATCCAAAACGCATTGGCCGAGCCTCTGGTAATCTGCAGCCCGCCGTCAGCAGGGATCCGCAGTCTGGCTGGGGTGGTGGTGGGTGCTTTCCAGGAGGGTAGGGTCATGATGATGGCTTCGCCATTTTCGGCTCCTGGCACTTTGTTGCTGTCTAGGATGGTTACCCACCCGCTCACAGCCGCACTGAGCGTCACACTCCCATTGATAAAGCACATACCAAACTTTTTGGTTACTGTAATGCTCCCAGCCGATGTAATGCTCCCAGCAAAGCTATCATAAGTGTTGTATTTCGCATCCCCAGACAGCTCTCCGTTGATGTAAAGATCATAGACACTGGTCGAGCTTGTTTTTCCTGGTGCGCCGATATAGATGTCCGACCCGTCAATGACAACATCATTCATCCCGTTCGGTTCAAGGGTGATGCTGGCGCTCCCCATCCCCAAAATCAGATGAGGTGTCCCGCCCCCATTGTCTTCTGTTTTCAGGTATCCTTTTTCGGTGCCCGTGTATCCCTGAAACGCGCCTTCAATGTTGATTGCGCCGCCGCTCAAAATAGCACCGATGAGCTGGGCGCCGGTGATGGTGCCGGTGGCGGTGATGTCCTGGGCAAAAAGGCTCTTTGTGTCAATGCGCCCGCCATAAATCTTTGTCACGCCGTTGACGTCTTCGATGATGAGCTGCTTGACTTTGGCGAGGTCAACCACCAGCTGACTGACCTTGCCGCCAAGACTGCCCTGCATTGCGGCGCTGGCGTCCGTGGTGCTCTCACCGGTCGCCCGCAGGGTGGTCTTGCAACCGCCGTCGATGGTCATGTTCAGGGACATGACCGCCAGCGTATGTGCCACGCCCGCCTTGTCCGTGATGGTCACCAGGTCGCCAGGCTCGGTCAGCAGCCCGTGGAAGATGTCGCAGCTGCCGACGGTATAATCCAGCCCGCCGATGGACGCCCACACGGCGTCCAATATGACCTGGGTCATGTACGGGTTCTGGATGGAGATTCCCACGCCTGTGCCGCCTGCGGTGTATGCGTTGGTAGTGACGGACGTGTTGCCGTCGGCGTCCGTGGCGGTCGTCTCCACCTCCGCCCGGATACAGGCCAGGGTGGATGTGCCGTCAATGGACAGACCAGCGTTGTAGTAGTCGCTTGGGCTATAGCTTTGGCCGCTGGCCGCAAACCAGCGCAAGGCTAGTTTTCCGTCTCGGTCGATGAGCGCGTTACAGCCCACCAGCGCCGCCAGATAACCCACCATGTCCCGGCAGGTCTTGCCGGTCAGGTCGCCCACCACGTTGGTCGTGGACGCCGCCGCAGGCAGCGTGGCCAAGGTCAGACCGCACTGGGCGGCCACGTCGGACAGCACTGCCGCCACAGTAGCGCCAGAGGACACGGTAGGCGTATAGGTGCCGCCCAGGGCGTAATAGGCAGCGTCGTAGGCGGTGACCGTTGTGGTGTCATCGACTTGTTTGCAGGTGGCCACCACAAAGGTGCCCAGCGGAACATACTGGACGGTTCCGCTCACGTCCGCGCCCACGGAGACCGCAATGGTCTCATCCCTCAGATTGTGCGCCCCGGACAGCGTCAGCGTGACCATGGCCGCCGTCACGCCTCCAATGGTCACCGTATCCACCCCGCCAAAAGAGCCGGAATAAACGCACTTTTTGACCTGCTCCGCCCCGATGGTCGTAGACCCGTACACTACCTTGGTGTATAGCTTCTGCGTTGCCAGGGCAGCGGCTAGGGCTGTTGTTGTGTTATACATAATCTGTCACCTCACTTTTCGATTGCATCCACCGACACATCTTTGATGTACTGGTAGCCATTCGCCCAGGAGTAGACCGTATAGGTGGGCGTGCCGAAATACATGGTCTTGGTCACCGTTGCGCCGGTGGCATCGGTGAATTTCACCGGCACAAAGGGGTGGCCACCATCGGAGACAGCTGCCTCGATAGTGGCCACCTGCGCCGGTGTCAACAGTGCCCAGCGGATGGACATTTTCGTTTTGATGGCGATGATGGTGCCTGTCATGCCGCCGTCCGCCGTTCGTCCGGTGTCTTCCGACCAGATTTTCTCCCGGGTGATGGTCACGCCCTCTGCCGCCGGAGTCGGCATTTGCTTGCTGTTGATATACAGCTCACTGACCGTGATATTTGCCATACTGCCGCCTCCTCACATATAAGCAGCCAGCGGGTTGACGCCGGTGGCTTTGGCCTGGCCGTTGATGTAGTCGATAGTGTTCCGTGCAATGGTACGACCGTCCAGGTTGGTGTTGACCGTGACGCTCCCGCCGCTGCTCTGCCGCACTGCGGCCACATCAGAGCGGATTGCCCGCAGGAGAGCGACCAGCTCAGCCATGTCGGAGTCGCTGATTGCGTTGTCAGTGCTATACATAGACGGAGCGGTGGGTTGTGGCAGGTCATACAGGTGCCGTGCCAGGAGCTTGGCTACCTGTCCAGTCCATTCGGTGTTCCGTTCCAGGGGGATGATGGCTTCTTTGCCAGCTTCGCCCACTTCATTGAGCCCGAAAAACATTCTGCGCCGCACAACGCCGCCTTTTGCAAATTTACCGCCATGACCAGAATAGCCGCCAGTGTCAATGGTTGTTACACTGCCTCTGGTTACCACTTTGACCTTATATGGCTTGACTTTCTTTAGGTAGACCAACAGCGGTACATTTTTACCTTTTGCGCTGGTAATCCATTTTTTCTTGTTTTTGTCGTAATACTTATCCTTTGCAATTTTCGCTTTGATTGCCGCAACTTTGTCACTGATGCTATCATAGATGCGCTTTTTGTTGTTGTCATAGGCTGCATCTTTTCCAACTTTGGTTGTAGCCGTTGCAGTCTTGTCTCCGACCGTACCATATTTTTGGGCGCCGTCCTCAAATGTTTGGTCTACTTTGGCTTTGATGGTCGCTGTCCAAGTGGATCCACCGGCACTTTTGGCGCTGTCGTTGATGCTGGAAACGGTTTTCGTAGAGCCGAGGCCACCGGTGTCCTGCTTCCACTTTCCTCCGCTTTCCTTATTGCCATAACCAAAAAACTTCTTCAACCCCTCGTAAATGTCACTGACGGTCACTTTACTGTTGTACCAGTGCTCGTTCCCTTTTCTTGTGCCATTCGAGTTAAAATCTTTGTCTGGGTCGTACCCGGCTTCTTTGAGGATTGCTTTCACCTTGGTATGCAACAGTCCAGCTACGCCCTGCATCACCATAACCGACCCAACAGCTAACGTGATAGGTAACGCTATACCAGAAATTCCAGCCATTGATGTAGTTGCGCCTAATCCGATCGCACCACAAATTGCGTTTGCGATTTTCACGCCTTTCGCAACGGTAAAAAGCAACGCTATATCAATCGCCAGAGATTTGCTAATTCCTGCGCTCTCCAAAAAATTGCTGAATGCTCGCGCAACTTCGCTTATGCTGATTTTGGATATAGCTGTTACGAGCATCTCGCCCAGGCCGGCAATCAGCTTGCCAGCAGTCCGCCCAGCCTTTTTCCAATCAACCTTCTTAAAAAATTTGTTGACATTGTTGGCGACAAAGGTGCCGATCTGGTTCCATTTGACAGTGCTTGCAAAGCCATACAGCCCGCGGATGCCCGCATTGAGCAGGTCAGCCAGGAACGACCCAAAGTTGATGTCAGACTCGTTGATGCGCTTGATAGCTCGATTGATACTGGTTGCAATCCCTTTGCCCAAGCTCTCAAATCGGGCGTTACGGATAAACGTACCTGCAATGTCGATAGCCGCCAAGAGCCCATCAGAGATGGTATCCCCCAGCAGCCCCCAGTCATAGCCCTCTACCAAGCCGTTGAACACGTCGGCAAAGCGGCCAGCCCACAGCACGCCCTTGGGGCGCAGGACATTGTTAAACCAGTCGTCCACCGCCTTTGTGGCGCTGTTGAGCGTCTCGCTGATGCGGGTGCCGATGCCGTAAAAGTCGCCTTTGGTCAGTAGGCTGTCAATATCGTTGATGAGACTCTCCAACCATTTGGGGAGCTTCCCGGCGATGCCTTCCGTACCTTCCGCTTTGTCCTGCTTCGCTTTCCCGCCGGAGCCGCCAGAACCACCGGAGCCGCCAGCGTCAGACTGCTTCTCTAGTTTTTCGATCTCATCAAACCCCGCAATGAGCTTGTTGTACTCCTTTTGGGCTTTGACAGCGTCCTTGGTGTTGTCGGCTACGTCCTTTGTGGCGTCCGCTGCCGCTCCTGCGCCGGTGCTGACGGTCGTCCACCCCTCACCGAAGATGTTGGTGATGAGGGAGGCCACAGCGTCAACAATGCCGATCAAATACGGCATGACCTTGCTAAGCAAGTTGACGCAAAGATTGATAGCAGGCGCAAGAGCGTTGGTTAAACCGTTACGCAAGCGCTTGATAGACGCCGCCGCTGCGTCATTGGTATCCATATACCTGGTGACAGCGCTTTGCAGCTCTCCGATGCCAGAGGACGCCCGCGCAAGGTGTAAGCCCAAATTAACGATAGAGATGCGTCGGATAGACCTCAACAGCCCTTCCACTTTGCCTGTGCTGCTCCTGGACGTGTTCCCGATTCCTGCGATTTTGTTTTTGACAGAGGACAATCCTTTTCCAAGGCGGTCGCCGGCGGAACTGAGTGCATTGCACAGGGCAGATGTCCTGGATAGGCTCTTTGCGTTGCTGTTGAGCGCTTGGTTGTTCTGGCGGACTTTGCCTGCCATTTCCTCGGCTTTTTCCCCAGATTGGGCGAGTTTTTCGCCTAACCTCTCGGCTTTATCCGCAGACGCCTCCATTTGCTTTCGGAGACGGGCAAGACCGCTTTCATTTGCGAATTTCAGGTTGCTTTCGCCGATATTGTCGATGGCAGTGGACAATTTTACGACCGCCTGGCCTGCCGTTTCCGCTTCTCTGGTCAGCTTTTGGACTCGTGCGCTGACGTCTTCAACGTTGAGCACCTCATTACCGTCAAAAACCGCCGTGTAATTCGTTCCCTTCGTTGCTGCAAGCTGCTGTTTCAGACTGGCAATCCGGTTATATAGCTGGTCAACCTTTTCCGATGCCGCGTCCATCTGCTTTTGGATGGGCGTGCCCAAATCAACCCCGGACGCCTTCGCGTCCATGATGGCCTGATACGTTTTCCCCATTTCGGCCATTTTTTGAGATACTTTCTCCATCTCTTTGGCCGTCCGTTCTCCAGCTCGAGTTATATCCTCAAACCGTTGCTGGTTCTTTTGGAGCGCGTCTGTCGCAGAGTTCAGCGCCCGCCCCAGCTTCTGCGTACTCTTGGACGGGGAGTCCATCGCCACTTGTGCCTTGCGTTTGATGCCCTCCAGCTTGCTGTCCATGCCCGCAATGGAGCTGGACAGTGCCTGCATTTTCTGACGGTAATCCTGGATGTCGGCGGTAAATTTCGCCCGAATTTCTTTGATTGTTACGCTGCCGTCAGCCATGGTTACCACCTCCTGCATGTCGCCACATCAGGCGCTTGTACTTTTCCACCTTGCACCGCATGATTTCATCGTCTGTCCAAAACGGGAAAACCTCCCAAATTTCTGGATTCGCGCCATTGGAGAAGTGCGCTGCGACCATATGCGCCTCGCCAACGGCGACTTGTGCGAGCATTTGCCCGTCACGCCGCCGCCGCTCAAATACAGCCTTGATCTGCGCCAAGATTTCCCCCAGCGTCCAATCCCAAACCTCTATGGCCGGTATTCCGGCGATGACTCCTTCTTGCACGATGTCATCCAAGGTCAGTTCTCTGCCGCTTCCGCATCCTTCTCCCCCGTAGGGTCCAGGCTGGCATAGGTTTCCTCCACGGCCTTTGTGATCGCTTCCATGGTCTTGCCTGCATTCGTCTCGTTCATGATGCCGGAGGCCACGGCGATGCCCAGCGAAATTTCGAAGAACCCATCTTCACCGGCAACACCATCGTCTACCAGCAGGTCGTAGATCATTGCGCCGTCAACAGTCGGGTTCTCGTTGCCTTTGTAATTTGCGGATGCGCCCAGGATAGCGGTCATTCTCTCGATGTTTGCAGCACTTTCCAGAATCAGTTGGAGCCCCGTCGCATCAAACCGCTTCTCCAACACTTTCTGTGCGCCTGCGGTCAGGCGGAACTGATACTTGTCGTTGCCAATCATTCTTTCGTAAGTTCTCATAACTTTCCTCCAAAATTAGACGGGAGAGGCCGAAAAGCCCCTCCCCTTGTTGTTTTTACGCATCTCCGGGTTATCAGCCCCCACCGGTACTAGCGGCCGGATTAGTCACCGTCCAATCGCTCTGGAGGCCAACGGTCAGTTTTGCCATGATCAGCTCGTCAACCTTGACGCCGGAGGTGTAAGTAGTGATGTAACCAGTGGTGGCAAATTTGGTTCCGTCCGGAAAAGTAACCGCCACGGGGACGACATTTCCGGCAGTTTGCAACGCCTTGATCTTCCGGTAGTCGGAGTCGACGGAACTGTTATCAAAGAAGTAGGTAATCTCAAAGGACTTGGTGTCCTGAACGCCAGGGACGTTCTTTTTCATGGAGTCTTTGAGGCAGGTGGCGTCCAGGTCGGAAGGCGCGCCGCCGATGTCGCCAATCTCCTGCACATAATTCATCTCGACCGAGTTGATCTCCACCTTGATGCCAATGGAGGCAATGCCCTGTCTGGTAGCGTTATCCGCCATAATCAATCATCCTTTCTTAATCAATTAAGCGCATAAACCGTTTGTCGATTTTGCGCCCAAATCGGAGTGCTTTGCGGAAATATCCGCCGTTTTTATCGTATCTGTCCAACTGCTGGGAGGCGGTGCGGCGGAAGCCGATACCCAGCAGCGCATCATTGACCAGCGGCGCCAGCTCACGCACGGCGTCCGCCTCTGCTGCCCAGACGTCAATCTGATAGGCCAGGTCGTCCACGCAGCGCCAGCCGGTGGACGCATTGGTGATCTCCGTCACCGTGATGAGGTTGCCGGTGATGGATGTCCTCGGCCACTGCTCGGAGACGGTATAGGGCAGCGTGGTATCCAGGGACGCCAACGCCTGCCTGATCTGCGGGATGGCGTCAACCATGCCGGGGTAGTCACTCATCGCGCAGCACCTCCAATACCGTATCGCCAAAGTCCTTGGCGATTTCGTCACCGTATGCCTGGACGGCATTGTAAAACATCGCCTTGGGCGGCTGGCCTCTTGTGTAAGTGAAAAGGCTATAGTCCTTAGGCCCTCCGCCGTGTCTGGCCGCCTTGATACGCTGTCCGGCCTCGCCGGAGTACCACCACCAGCCCTCGGCCACATGTGAGACCTGATTATCTCCAGGATACCCAGTCTCCTCTGCAACGGGGCCAGTGCCAAACTCCAAAAATATGGCAACCGGATAGTCAGATTTTACGCCGCCGGTTATCGTGTCCTTGTCACGCTCAACAAAGCTCTGGATGCTCTCTCTAGTCCTGCCGCCGTTTTCGATGCCGACCGGCGTCATCGCTCTGGTCATGCCCGCCAACATATCTGCGTGTAGTTTTGCTTTCCGTCCCAGCTCCTGCATGAGCGTATCGGCAGAGCGTTCAACAGCCGCCTGGAATTTCCCCAGGTCTCCCATATCACACCGCCTCCAATGTCACATACCGGTGGTTTGGCCAACTCTGCACCGCCTTGACCTCCCATGTGCCGCCGTCAAAAATGCAGCGGTCGAATGGGGCGATCTCAACAGCGCTGTCGTACAGCACAAAAGCCGCCGTCCGTACCGGTCGCTCGCCGGACGCATCCACCTGGATGCCGTCGCTGGTGATCTGCCAGCAAACACCGGACGCTTTCCCAGCCTCCCCTGTATAGTCGGGGGAGGTCATGTCATACTTGCGCACCGGGTCACCTCGGCTGTCCACGGTCTGGACGGAGCGATACAGCTTCCACGCCCTGCGCCATGCGCATGGTGTCTGTCTCATCTCATCCGCACCTCCCGGTATCTGGCCAGGCCAGCTAAAATATCCTGCTCTGCTGTGGCATAGTCGCCGGCGGTCAGGTAGGTTTCGCTCTGGCTGACCTCATTTTCGGTGTATGAGCTGGACTTCACACCGCCGGAGGTGACCCCAGCGGAGTCACGCCGGTAATACAGCGCAGCCAGCTCCACCAGCTTGGCAAGGAGCACATCCTTCATCTCGTCCCAGCGGAGGTAGAGGAGGAGCGCCCCCTCTGCCTCCTCCAAAGCATCATCCAAGCGGGCGACGTCGCCGCCGCTCTGCTCTGTCAGTTCCAGCTTCCGGATGAGCTTTGCATATGCCTTTTCGTGCTGTACTTCTGTCACACGGGATCACCTCCTCTGGTCATTCTACCTTCTTGGCCGTTTTCTTGGCGGTTGCCTTCTTCGGCTCCGCTTTGCGGATTTGATACCCGCACCGCTCCCAGACTTCCACCTGGTCTTCGGTCAAATTGTATTCGTTCCCGTCTTTGTCGGTCGCAATATACATCATGCTGTCTCCTTAGCCCATGGCACGGACGGCCAACTCGGGATACATAGTCTTGTAGCCGTACAGGACGTCCATGGACAGTGTCTCCTTTTTATACTGCATGTTGTAACCCTTGACCACACGCAGGCTCACGCCGTTATAAGAGGTCACATAGGACTCCACGCCGGAGGGATTGACCAGCGGGCGGGTCACAAAGGCAAATGCAGAGGGGTGGAAGCCCAGGTTTGCGGTGTGGCTGCCTGCCAGGGTCACATCGGCATTGTCCTTGATGTCGGGCAGGGCGGGATAGACCTTGACGCCGGTGATGGCATTGGACGCTGCGGCCGCACTGTCCTCGGTGACCACATAGTTTTTGCCGTCGATAGCCAGCACATCGCCCTTGACCAGTTTGCCGACCAATGCAGTGCCGTCGATGTCCAGAGAGGCAGCACCCGCAGTCACTGCGCCGTTGACCTTGACGGCAGAAGCGCTGGTGATGCCGGTGGTGTGCTGATGGATGCCCTGGCTCATGTAGTTGTCCAGACCCATCACTCTGCCCAGGGAGCCTTCCCGCAGCGCCTGGGTGCTGCCGCTCTTTTCGGCGTTGACGATGGCGGGGATGGTCACCAGGCTGGCGTCTGCCGCAGTATCCCAGACCGCATAGCGGGGAGAGACAGGTGCTTTGTTAGCATTGAGCACACGCCGGACATCCGCCAGGTCTTTCAGCGTGCTGGGGGCGGTGCCGGCAGTGCCGCAAATATAGGGAATGTCCTTGTACAGTGCCAGGCCGTCAGAGTTGATCTTCTGCGCCAGCGCCACGGCGGCAGGCTCCAACACCTGACGCTGGAGGTCGTTGATATTGGTGGCACCCTGGATGGCGGTGATCTCCACGTCAACGGTGGCGATCTTGTCCAGGGTCACAGGGACAGAGGTCTCCACAATGTCCTGGGCGGTGGTGCCCACACTCTGGTCAAACTCCTTTGCCTCCAGCAGGACGGGCTTGCGCACCTGGATGGTGTCGCCCAGGTTGCGGGAGAAATCGTTGGAAAAGTCCTTGTAGACTAGGTTAGGGAATACCAGGTTTTCGATCAGTCGGGGCAGCGCTGCTCTGGCGATCTCCTGGATGGTAATAAAGCTATTTGCCATAGCATATCATCTCCTTATTTTTTGTCGTAGGTGGCGGCGTAGTATTCTGCGTCGCTCATCTTGCTGTAATCCGGTGTCGGATTGGTGTCTCTGGGCGGTGCGCTGGAACGCATTCTGCCGTTCACGGCGTCGCTCAGGGAGGATTTCCACAGGGATTCAAACGTGTCGATGTTGGCTTTGCTGGTCTCGGCGTCGCTTCCGGTCAGATAAACTGCGAAATCAGCGCTCAAGCCGCGCTTCTGCAATTCAGCCCCCACGGACACCTGCAAGCGTTCCCGCTCAAAGGCGGCACGCTCCTGCGCCAAGGTGACCTTATCCTTGCTCAGCTGATACTGTGCCCGTTCGGTGGCAGTCATCTTCTCCAGCCGTTTGGCCTCGTCCATGTTCTCCGCCTGCTCCCTGTCCCAAGTCTGCCTTGCCTTGGTCAGCGCCTGGGTCACCTTGCGGTCAAACTCGCTCTGGTAATCCCGATTGCTGGCAAGCAGCTGGTCAAAGGTCAGGGGTTCTTCCGGCGCTCTGCCCCCGTCCGGGTTCGGGTTGCCGCCCCCGGCGTTTGCGTTGTCGCCGCTGTCGCCGCCTTCCGGCGGAGTGGTGCCGCTGCCAGCGCCCTCCGGAGCGTAGCAGGCAAATGCCAACGGTCTATGTTTGTATCTCATGGTCATGTCCTCCATTTATCGTTGCCCCAGCACATTTCTGGACGCGCCAGCCCCATGCCGTTGCGTTTTGGATATGAAAAAAGCACGTCTTGCAACGTACTCAAATCAACAATCTCTAATTGTTTACGCGGTCAGCTTCTTCATGTTGTTCTGCCGGATGAACGCTTTGACCTCGTTATATTCCCAGCCGCAGTCCACCAGGCCGCTGACAAGGCGTTCCATGGACTGCACCGCCGCAAGCTCTTCCGCCGTAAAGCAGTCTCGCAAGTCGGTTTTATGGTCAACGCCATACCGCTCCCGCAGCTGCTTGGCGCTCATCCCGAACAGCACTTTATAAATGCAGTTGGTATAGTTGATGTAAGCGTGTCCGTGCATCCGCTCATTCTCTGTGGACTGCTGCAGCGCCTTGGTCAGCGCCTGCCGGACAGCGATTCCCTTCTGGCGTTCGATGACCTTTCCCTGCAATGCCGCTTCCATGGCGTTGAACTGCTTGATATACGCTAGCTTGAACTGCATGGCCTTTTCGCCCGTATATCCCATGACCAAAAGCGTAAACCCATCGCGGTTCATGATATACATGGGCTGTTTCTTCCCGTTGCTCGCTGTGTACGTTCCTTTCAGGAATAGCCCCGAAAATTCGGGGCTACTGACATTGCTCATGATATTGCGAATGTCTTCCATTACATGATAATGTTCTTTCTCGAATGTGCTCGCCACATCCAAGCTGGTCACTGCGACCTGCTCCACTTTCCCCATCTTTCTGATCTCTACCAACATATCATTCCCATCCTTTCGTGGTGATTTTGGGTGCAAAAAAGCACGGTGCTTTCGCAACGTGCTGAAATCTGTTTTATCTTTCTGTTGTGTGTCCAAAACGATGGTGTCACATAGAGTCAACCTCCATGTCCCTCCACCGTTTGTCCAATGACTTGCCTCGAATGAGTGCTTCCGTATTCTCATAGAACTCAGCATCACCATCCGGACAGGTGCAGATAAACGGTCGGTGATTTCTCCATGAAATATTGTACATTGTCCCGTCCAGATAGAATACAATGTCCAGATGCAGGTTCATTGCTTCCTCCAGCTCTTGCAAACTATCCAATTTCATGCCATTCACTTATCTTCTCCTCCTTTCAATATATCTTCATTTGCTATCTTCATTCCGGTTGTCAGCTCTTTGTCATGTGCAGAATCTCTGCCGGTTATGTTATTCCATTCATGATAATGTGGAACGACCGAATGTTGTTTCGGATTCCCGTGATCTGTCATGTCGATATCCAGTCGAGGTTTCCCGGTCTGCCCATAATACCGCCTACTCTCCAACTTTCCGTCCTTATAGTGATCAAAGACTGTATTGGCCGCGCCTTCATACGGCACCTTATGTTCAGCGCCTTGGACGATCCCGTTTGCTTGCGCATCCTTCTGCCATTTGACTTCCCGAAACAGCGCTTTTAGCGCTTCCCATTTCTCAGGTTCATTATACTTCATTCTCTGGAAGGAAACAAGAGATTTGGGCGCATGATCTCCCAACAGTGCCTGATAGCGTTCCAACTGTTCTCTGTCCGCTGCCTGGTTGCGCAAGCCTTTTTCGGCAGCTTCCGCCTCCGGAACACCCCGCACAAACTGTTTATACCAGTCGGCATAGCTCATATTCCCCGGCACGGTGATGCTCTTTCCTGTCACCGGATCCCGTGCGGCACGTTTGATTTTGGCAATCACGTCTGCGCTCATATCCGGGATTGTGGTACAGCGGCAGTTTGGATGCATAGGCGGGAAATTAACCCCCGGCCTGGCGTCCTTGACCGGGAAGCGCCGCATATCCAGCGCACCACACTCCTCATCTGTCTGGGAGTCCAGCGTAGCGAGATAGCGGTAATACTCCAGGTCATAGGACTTGTACCCCAGCAGCGCGCCTTGTGCCGATATATGACAAAACTCTGTGCGGATGAGCCGTATGGAGCGTGCTTTTGCGCCAGGAGTCGCGTCCGTGCCAGTGATTTGTAAGAGCATATCCGACATCTCGCGGAAGCTCATCCCCGCCAGGGTGCCGGTCAAAATGGCCTGCTGCACCGCGTCCGCAAACGCCTGGTTGTTGTTCCAAATGCGCCCGGAAAAGTTGCCGCCCTGCCATTTTTGCCCCAGGATGGCGCGAACTTGCTTGTCCTCCAGTGTCTTGATACGCCTGCCGTACCCTGTGCCCTGCTGGATGTCAAACACCTGCCGGGTGTATGCCTCCTGCAGGGCGTCAGCCAGCCCTTTGCCGACCAACTCCCGTTCCAGCAGACCCAACTGCCTGCAATCCGCCCGCACGATGTCCCGCAGGGCTTCCAGGCGGCTGATCCGGTTGGCATAGTCCGGAGCCTCCAGCATGGCACGCAGCTCATCCCGCAGCGCCTTATCCGTGGTGCTGTGGTACAACACCAACAGCTCCTGCCGATATTTCTGGGTTTCCCGCACCGACAGGAGTTGGCGGGCTTTCTCTGCGTTCAGGCTGTCGTTATTCCGGACAAATCGGGCAAAAATCCGCTCAATCCGCCCTTGCACGGTGGTCAGCACCTTGTCATAGGCGTCTAACACCGCCCGCGCCGTCCGCTGGGCTTTTCGCTCACTCAAGAGCCCCAGTTTCACGGAGCGCTTGCGCCAATACTTGCGATCACTCATCCTGTTTCAACGCTTTCTTGGTGTCTTCCTCCGCTTCTGTCTCATCCGCCTGGGACGGGATACCATAGATCGCTACATTCTCCTGCTTCTGCCGCCTGATGTTTTCAGCCGCTTCCGCTGGGTCGCGGACAAACCACAACTGACTGAGCAGGGTTCGGTCATCCACAATGCCCTGCAAACTGGTGACCATCTGGACAATCTCACTCTCGTTGATGGGCATGGACAGGGTAAACACCACATCAATATCGTTGACACCGACCGGTGCCATATCACCGTGGGTGACCAGCCAGTGATTATAGAGAGAGAATCGCTCCTTCAACCCCTTTTCCATCCGGCGCATCTTGTTCTTGGCCAGCAGATTCATGGTCAGGAGTTTCAGCTTCAACGCCTGGCCGGAGCTGTTCCCGGCGAACTGTTCGTCGCTCATGTCCACCGTCATAGTCATCTTGTGCATTTCTCGCACCAGTGCGTCTGCCAGCACCTGCACGCTGGACTCGTCAAAGGTCTTTTGGATGTACTCGGCTCGTGCGTCTAGCGGCGCGCCATCCAAAAACTTCTCCCGTGCCAGCTTCTCGTCGTCCCCATCCCGGAGGGTCATCCCGAAGAACACCAGCAGCGCATCCACAAACTTCTTCTTATCCGTCAGCCGATTGCTCATCAGCTCGTCATAAGCGTCAATCAGACTGATGATCTGCTCAAAGTCGCCCTGCCGCTCCTGATTGTTGGTGTATGCGATCAACGGGACAGCGCCGAAATAGTGCTCCCGCCGGTCTGCCGCAGGGGCAAATACCGCTGTACTCAAATCGTCACAGCGGAACTCCTGAATGCTGGTGTCTGTGTAAATGGACACTGCGTAATACGTCTGACCGGCCACCGTCCGACGCTTGTCCCAGACCACGCCGAACAGCTTTTTGTGCTCTACGCTGGTGTCGCAGACCAATACGCCGTTGCGTGGGTCAATGTACGCCGATCGGGGCATGGGCACCTCATCGTCAGACGCATAGCATAGCTCCATACAGTCGCCCATGACGCCCATATATTTGCCAATGTCCGCATCAATGGCCGCGATCTGCTGGACATCGTAGGCGTCTTGCAGCGCCGAAATATCCACCGGCTCATTGTCCGCGGACAGCACACCCGCTGCCTCATCCGTTCCGGCTGCCGCTACACTCTTGTCCTTTTGGGGATTGGTGTCGTACTTGACCGGCTCGCCCAGGTAGTAACCCAGGATAATGTCGGTGATGTACTTGGCGTAGTTGATGGTCACAACGCTCTCGCCCTTATCTGGCTGCTTTTTGGTGTTGTCATGTCGTCCCAGGTAGTACCGGTGGAGCTTATCATAGCGTCCATTTGCGCGCTCGGACGCTGAAATCAGGTATTGGAGCACTTGCCCTGAGATGTTTTCCAGGTCAGGCGTCTCCGGCCTGTCCAAATAAATGATCACACGCTCACCTCACAATCTTGCTGGGCGCTTGCCGACTCTCACGACCTGCCGCCCCAGTATGGTGGTCACAAAATATCGCACTGCATCCATGCAGTGGTCATTGACTTTGACTGGCTTATCTTCGCCGCGTTCCGCCGCTTTTTCGTCCCAGACGTATGCCTGGAACTCCTCCGCCGTATGGACGCAGGAGGCGGAAAACAGCAGCGTCCCCGCTTGTAACCGAGTGGATACGTTGCGGATGCCGTCCAACACCTCATTGTCCGCCTGCTGCACCGGGTAGCCTGCTTGGCGCAGCTCCGCAATAAACGAAGCCGCCGAAGGGTCAACCACCACAGCACGAGGACGGTCATCCCCCAGCCAGGCGCCCAGGTCAGCGCAAAACTCTTTGTCCGTTTTCTGCCGTTTTTTCTCCCTGCCGGAATAGTAATACTCTCGACGGCATATCCACCGCTCTGTGCCCCGCTCCCGCTGCCATAGCAGGAACACTGTGGCATTTTGCGTGCCATAATCGCAGCTCACATAGCAGTCACCAGCCAACTCCGGCAGTGTGCCGGTCATGTGCTTGGCCGGGTCGAAGCAGTCATAGATGCGGCCTTCCGCCGCCACCCACAGTCCACGGATGTAACGGTCATAAAACACGCCGGTATACATCGTCTCGTACCGTGCCCGCACCGCCGGGTCTAAGGCCAGGTTGTCCGCCATGGTGAAATGCAGGTGCAGCACGTTGTGTGCCTCTGCTTTCAAAATCCATTCTCGGTAAAACCAATGGGAAGCCCCTTCCGGATTGCAGTTGAACCAGTACCGTGACCCGCTGATGCTGCAACGAGCCAACGCCTGCTCCACGAAGGAGCGTGGCATCAACGCTACCTCATCGAAAAGCACGCCCGCCAGCGTCATGCCCTGGATCAGGGTGTAACTGCTCTTGTCTCGACCACCAAACAGATAGAAGGTGTTGACGTGGCCGAAGCCCCACACCGTCATGGTGTTGTCGCTGCGCCGCTCCTGCACTCGCATGATCCCCTCCATCAGGCCAGGGATGAGGGACACCACGTTCCGCCGCAGCGCCTCGATGGTCTTGCCGCATAGGGCGAACTTGCAGCCGTCAAAGGTGGACATTGCCCAGAGCAAGAAGCCCACAGACATGGCAACTGTTTTCCCGCTTCGAACAGAGCCGTCACAGATGAGACCGTCGTACTGATTCAGTTCCGCTTGTTTCCACCACAGCAGCGTCAGCAGCTGTTTCCGGCTGAATCGCTTGTAAACCATTGATTGACTCCTTTATCTGGGCGAACAGATTGTTGTCCGTTGCCTTGACCTCCACCTTCTCCGTGTACTCGCCCTCCATCTTGTTGTCCGTGTCAATCGCTCGAATGCGATCTCTCGGTTCGTTTTCTTCACTCTCCGCTATGGTGCAAAGGATCTCCCGCTTGCGCTGGCGGGTCAAGACCGCACCCTGGGCAGCTTGGTTTTGCAATTCCGTAAACCTATCCAGAATCTCACTGTTCTGAAAAAGCTCATAGGCGCGGGAATCCACCGTGTTGTCTTTCCACTTGCGTGCCGCCGGGAACGCCTCCAGATATGCCTTGCGCCGGCTCATTCCAACAATCAGACATTGCACAAATTTTTCACGTTTTGCGTTTCTCAGCGCCGGCACAAACTCACCTCCCCGGCATAAAAATAGCGCAAACCCGTTCAGGCTGCGCTATCTGTTTATATAAAAAGAGACTCAGAGATGAGTCTCTTCAACAGGCGCCCGGATTACCCACCGGGGTCTCACATTTCTGTGCGTTCTCCTTCCTGAACTACTGCCTGTTATTATAATAGTACCACGCCTTTTGAGCTCTTTCAAGCATTTTCCTTTCTTTTGAATTCAAATCATGCGTTCCATTTTCGCGATGCCAATACCCTTTATGCGTATGCGGGTCAAGCGCAACTTTTTCAACGAAATGTGAGTGCCCTCGGTCTATCTGCTTGTAACGCTTATTATGTTTGTCATAATAAGTTATGTTCTTTAATTCTCCCTGAGCGTTAATGGTTGCATATATGCGGCCTTTTGTCATCGTCTCCATCGGTGTTTTAGCCGATTTTGAATCATTGTATCTGACAAATTTAATATTTCCGGATGTATACAGCGTGGTGTATTCCGTTCCATACGTTCTGCCTTTTTCACTCATCCCGCTTGATGCGCCTCTACCACCCATCACATTTTGCCTCTCTGAATTTTTCTTGGAATGCCCTGATCCTAACAATATTTTCTTTGCATCCGTCTGGGACAGTTCCATAAAAAATGATGGTCTCCGGTTTCAGACGTCTGACCATCTCTTGATATCCCCGCGCAAACAGTTCCTGTGATTCTCCACTGCGTTGCGTGCCTACACTGGACACCGCAACTGTGCTCCCGACTGGCTCACCATCAAAACACCACTCATAGCTGGATTCGTCACTCCATCCAACCGTTGGGATGACTGGAACTCCTTGCTCTTGCAGATATGCCCCGATCCAATGTTTCCTGTAGTGGTTGTAAATCTGCACCGCTTTGGGAAAATCCGTATACAAGGAGAAATCCGGTGTCATAACGCAACGAAACTGCTGGAGCGTGGGTAGGTACTGGTCTGGGTTCTTCCAAAGCCGCTCAAATTGGTAGTCATCCACAAAGAAGTGCAGTCCCTTTTTGCTTCTCTCTTTACACGTTTTGGCGTAATTAAATCCGATAAACTCGCAGTCACCGTCGAACTGTACTGGCTGCAACTCCGGTATGTTATACTTGCCTGCACCCTGGTAAATCCTTTTCTGGAGGTTTCCAAATCTTTTTGCGTGCATATCGTCTCTCCACGAAAATGGGGACCGCCGTGCGAACGGGAGTCCCCTAAAAGCTTTGCTTTTGTTCATTTTTCGTTTCCCGTTTGACGGCGGGGAATCGCCGCTTTTATGGCCGCCCTGGGACACATCGTAGGGCGGTGGGATTGGTGCCGGATGACCCGCCGGTCCGGGGCTGTCTTTCCAGCTGTCAATAGGGAGGGATTCAAAATGGGTTCCTGGGCAAGGGAGGCCGACAACCGCCAGCCTCCCCGTATACCACAGGAGGTGCCCCTTGGTGGCACTGTTCACCGCTTGCCACTTCGGGATGATGCTACTTTACCACGTTCTTTTGGCTCTTGGAGCCCATCTTTTCTTTCAATCCCAAATTCTCTGCCACTGCGCATACAAATTGCTGGTGCAAATCTCTTGCACGTCGATAGCTATACCCCACCTGCAAGCCAGCACCCGCCAAGGTGTGCGTCCCTTGCCAATAGACCAAGTCGATAATCTTCAGGCGTGCCTTACCGTTGGGTAGCCGCTCCGTCTCCCTGATAGCAGCCGATACCGCCTCGTACTCCTCCATATCCCGCTTGGTCAACTTCTTAATCACTGCGCACTCTACTCCCCGACCATCTCCGGCTTGCGGCGGCTGTGTGCTATATCGTGCTGTGGTCGGGGTGTAGATTGGCTCTCGCATCACCTTGTCGAGCGCCGGATACGCCCGGATCACAGCCTTGACGTAGCCCCACCAGCGGTATCTGGGCTTGCTCATCGGTTCACCCGCCTCTTATACTGCTCCGGCTCAATGACCCAAAGGCCAGTCTCCTCATGCAACGTCTCGTTCAGGTCAATTACGCTGGCAAAGTTCCCAATGACCGTGTCCATCAGACCCTGGATGTGGCGTCTAAAGTCTGCAAGTCTGGTCTTGCCAAACCCATACTTGTCGTGCGGCGTGGTCATGGCAAACAGCAAGACTACATCGTAGGCCAGATTGACCATGTCTGCCCGTGACGCAGGCTTCGGCTTGTCCGGTTTCCGCCTGGCCTTCGCCCGTCGTTGTTGTCGATTCATCATACCACCTCTCTCGCCTTGTACTGCCCATAGCTCAACCCCAACTCCGCCGCCCTAGCAGCGTCCAGAGACAGCGGACTGAGCGTCCTGTACCGCTGGTATGTACGCT